GACTTGTCCGGAGACCTTAATGTTGCTCTAGGATGGATTTCCGCCAATGGTATCAAGTTAGAACCACATATTCTAGGAGCCCTTTATCGTCACAGTTTGGAAGATATTAATGTAGATGAAGATCCAGATCGTTTCTTACAAAACAAATTCAGAGTGTTAAGAGATAATTCTGATTCTTACTTTTTAGTAAACGATATTAATCAAGAGCTATTAGTTCATCAGTGGGCAGATGGATCTCCATTCCTTAACCCTGAGCCAATTGTAACTTTTGATGGATCTATTTATCCGTCCAACTACGGACACACGGCTAGCGGAATTTTCCTTAACACCAGCAGATTTTCTACCATTCCACAGACTGCCGAAGACCTACAGCAATTTGCTGAGTTCATCGATAGTTCTAGCATTTTCTTGTACGGTACCAGAATCCAAAACTTATACTCCAACGGTATCTCCAAGATTTCTAGGTCTGCCAGCCTAATCAACGACGGATATGGTGCACCAGTTATTCCATCTACAACCGCTATTACTCATCTATTGAACATTGGTACTAGCAGCAGCCCAGTAGACGACATTAACAATGGTGATGATATCATTGAGTTTAAACCACTAACTGCTGATATGAATTCCAATGCTTTTGATGCCAAATTTGCTTTAGTCAAAGTCGGCGATATCATTAGGGTTAACTACGGAACAATTGAAGTACCATTCGTTATTAAAGAGAAGAAGTATATTCAAGAAATTGGCAATAAGAAATACATTGTCAGAATTGCTGGCAAGAACTTATTGTATACTACTAGCGCTAGTGCTAGAATTGATAAGCCTTTGATGAATGCCAACAAGTATGGTGTTCTATCAACTGCTGCTTCTAACAATGTTTCCTTGCCACCAAGTTTGATTATCGGTAGCCCACGTGGTGCACAGGCATTAGGTTTGGGTTTCAATCCAGATCAATTAGACCCTCAACACCACATGTTGTACTTGGCTTTATTTCCAACTGGCAACGCATTAGATGGTTATGTAATTCTTCCACCAATCGATGTCACTGGTGATAGGGGAAATAGCGCTGGTCTATATACTTTGGATCAAGTAGTTGCCACTACTAACAATGCTTTTAGAAAAGCCGGTTATAACTATAGATTTATTGCTTTCCAATACAAAGGCGAGTTCGGAATCATGCTTGCTGACTCTTATGGCAACGCAGGATTCTCCATTGTCAGCGCGGTCGTTGATGCCGACGGTTTCTACGATGAATTAGGTACCAGCGTTGCTCTTCAGAACAACGTCATCGGAATTTTCTCTACCTTCCCAGCCAAAGCGCCGGATCCTCTTGGTTTCGGACCTTTCGGATCTAATTTGGCTAGCCCACCATTCATGTTAGAGTACGGCTCTGCTGAAGCTGCACAAAATCCAACTAAGTTGTTCTTACCACTCAAGAGAAACAACTACTACGTCAACGGTATCGAAAAAGAAAAGATGAACCTAGAGATTGGACAAGCTCTAGACCCATTCGGTGATGGATACTGGGTAGCCTCTATTCTTTTTAAAAATATCTTCCCTGGACCTAATGGTAGGGTACAGGTAACCTATCGTGTTCCATTAGATTTAACCACTTCTAGCTTAAAGGTTGGAAAGACCTTAGTAGTTCAATCTTTGGGTGCAGGAGGTTTGGTTAACTTCGGTAGATTTATTATTGAATCAGTTACTTTCGGATGCTTACCAAATGTATTCACTGACATTGGTGTATATGACGCTGTTCACGCAACGGCTCTATCTCCAACTCCAGTTTTAGATGTGGGCAGCCCAGTTGCTCTATATTTCAATAATGATTCCGTTTCCTTTAACGATGAAACTGCCACTGATTTCACTAGCATTTCTCCATTCAAGAGACATTTTGAAGTGTATGTCAACGAAGATGGTCAGACATTTACACATGAGAGAGCTAGAATCAATGCTAGCGGATCTACCATTGTTGTCAATGGATCTGTTAACTTACTAACATACTCAGAACTACAGAAGTTAAATATAATTAGCGTATCCCCTAAATTAAGAGGATATCAATTTGGTACTGTAAACAAAATCACTATGAAAATGAATTTGTTAGAACCTAGCACCGGATTGTTTGATGGTTATTTATGTTCTTTTGATGGTTCCAACTATCTTCATCAGGGACCAGTTACTTTTGGTAAAATTGGTGAGACAGTTAGATTCTATGATGAAACTCACATCGATTACATCGATATCATTTTCCCACTTAATGTCCCTATCTCTTTAATTCAGGAGCAATTCATAGATTTCCAGTTGTTCCCAACTTTATCTTTGGATGAAGAGATTATGAAGATTGCCACCTGTCAATTAAATGACGTGGACGGCAGCGTATCTAATCTTGAAGATCAAAGACAATTCGGAAACACCAGCGAAAAAGAATTTAGCACATCTGCTCTAGATTTCTTGTCTCTTCCAGAAAGAGCCCTACACAGCAATGGAATTATTAGGGGATTTGACTTGGCTCAAACAGATCCAACACCAAATCCATTTGATGGATATGCCGGAACAAACGGCGGGCAGATCTATTTGACCGGTGGTTTGGCTTTGATTAATGGTAAGTTTGTACAAATGAATAATGAGATGGTTGTCATTCCTATCATTAAAGAATTACACAGTACCTTTTACAATGTAAACTGGATTTTATGTGTTAATGATAGGGGAGAGTACCAACCAATTCCATTGTTGGATTTTGATCCATCACTTGATACGCCACCAGACGTAGATAGAATTTTCCAGGCTTTCAACTTGGTTAATGGTACTTCTTATAGCTTAGATGCAACAACCTTCTCTGATCTTATTAACAACAGAAAAGACTTGGTACCACTATACATTGTAGCCTCTACTACTACACCTGGTTCCGGCTCTACTCCAGCTTATATTGCTCTAGAATTAACGGACGCTAGAAAATACGTCAATGATGCAGACACTAACCTACCTCTTCGTTTGACCGCCGCTAATGCACAAGGAAACTTTAAGAGCCCAGTCGCTATCTTTAACTGGATCAAATATAATAACGTTTTCAATAGTACAGCTTTCGTTAAGGGAGCCGATGATATTACTGGAAAAATTGATTCAGCTTTGATTTTGGATTTCGGTAGCTCTGCTATTATTGATGGTGAAAACAATGCTAAATTAACGATGAATGGTCCCGTAACCATTGGATCTAATTTAACATTGAAGAATTTGACGATATTCTTTAATGCTGGACTTACTATCAATACCAATCCACAGAATTTGATTTTTGATAATTGTGATATCACAATTATAGTACCTGCTGTAGCGCCCCCAAACAATGTCGTTTTTGATATTTTGAATGGTAACAATATTGTCATCAAAGATTGTAATATTACTATCAACTATACAGCTCAGTATATTTCATCCTCCGAATTTAGAGGCGCCGGCTTCCATATTACTAGCACCGTTGACTTTCAGTTTATCAATAGCATTCTAAGTATCAACTATGTTATTGCTTCTGGTTCTGTTACTCCAGGTGCCGTATTTTGGCTAGATGGTAGTGATAATGTCATTATCAAAGACTCTGATTTCTCTGGAAACTTTAATCGTTTCATAAGAAATGATCAGTCTAATAAACTAAGATTAAACAACCTAAAGCTAACTTCTACTTATTGTCCAGTTAACGATACGTTCGGTTCTGGTGGAGCATACCAAGTATCTGATTTGGTGAATGGTGGACAGGGATGGTTCTATTCCAATGTTACCTCCACTTTAGATGATATTGTAATTGATAACGTTTCTTTCAACTACAATCCGTCTTCTGCTACTTTTGCTCCTGATAGATTTAGTTTTATCTTCTTTGGTCTTTCAAGTCCATCTTCTCAGTTAAGTAATGTCACTATTACAAATTGTAAGTTTAACAACTTGAAAGCTTCCGTTTTCAATAACATTTCTTATGAAGATATCAGACCAGCCGTTGCTATCATTAGCTCACAAAGCTCTTCTTCTACTGCTACTGCTCAACAACCAGTTATCAGTAATATCAATATTAGTCACAACTACTGTAACAGAAATCAATCCATCATTATTACTTCCAGGCTAATCGGCGGATTCATGACCTATCCTGGCTTGGTAACTAACAACTGTGTGGTAAGAGACAATGTGTGTGGAACCATTGGTTATTGGACATCTGCTGGCTCTAAAACCATCAACGTCGGAAACGTCAATATCTTCAGTGATAAAACTCCAGGTTTATTGATTGAAAATAACATCTGTCACTACATTGCCAACGTTGATAATAAGGGACAGTATTTTCAGGTTTCCAAACCAAACCCTATTACGACCACTAACTTCTGTACTTATCCTTCTGGAAACGTCACGATTCGTGGTAATAAAGCAAATTGGATTCATACCGGAATTTCATTTGCAGAAAGCAGCAGCTTGTTAATCTTGGATAACAACCTAACTGCTTATACCGAAACTTATATGGAACCTTTCGGAGACGTCAATGGAGGCATTGTTCAGCGTGGTCATGGATATGCTATCTTAGTTTTGTCCAATAAACACGTTACTTTGGAAACTCATGCCCAAGCATTGGGTGAGGGCGAGGGTAATGATGGCACTGTTATTATTCAAGGAAATACAACTAGTACAGGATACTGGTTACAGACTACCTTAACCACAACTATCTATAGATATTCTGCTGGTTATGTATACTGTCAATCTTCTAACAATATTCGCAACAATATTTTCAAAGGTATTGATGAGACCTCTATTTTTGGAAGTTTAACGCCAGCTATTTTGGTTAGCGGTTTACACAACAACATCACTCAAAACAAAATATACAGGAGTGGTAAGGGAATTTCTTCTTACGTCGCTTTTAATAGTGCTGATATTCCAATTTGGGATGGTTCAGGATCTACTGGAATGATTGTTGATAACTTTTTTGACAGTCCATTCATTAGTGATACTAGTTTAGTAGAGACAACAATTAGCGTGCCCAACGTGGCTCCAGCTTATGTTTTGAATCATTGGATTGCTGAAAGAAACAAAAATCAAACCAATACGGCTGTCGTGTCAATCAATAATAAGCCAACGTTCAATCAAACATCTACATGGGGTCCTCACGAATTTGATACTACTTTGACATCTTACATTGGAGCAGTTCCAGATGGAGCTACTCTTTCTACTGGACCAGTAGCTAATTCAACTGGATCTAATAGATCTCCAGCTACTATGATTAGAGATGAAGAAACTTCTGCCAATAGATTCTATGGATTTCATGAAAATATAGAAAAATTCTTACCAAACAATGTAAGAATTTTGACTATTACTCAAGGTCTAAGACCTTTTGAATCAGTTGTAACATATTATACTGATTTTACGGATGTTCCTGCTGGAGTAGTTAATAGTAATTTTTTCTTAAATGTAAGCAGCATTGATCCAGCTTTAACTTCTACTGGCAGTCTTACCAATACAAATTATTTTTCTTCGCCAGCATCAACAACTGTTGATACAGCTATCGTAGAAAGATTATCCCCTGTTTATGACATAGTAACTGGCGGACAAGTGAATGCTACCTCTGCTAACTTAACTTTCAGTATTAATCTAGAGAGTTATACTTCGCCGGCTGGCACTGTCTTTGGTGATATTTCATATAAGTATGTAACTGGACGTGGTAAAAACATTTCAGTATCTGGAGACTGGAGATGGAAGAGGAATAGTAGCACGTTACACATCATTTTGTCTCCAATTCTAATTAAGTACAGGTGGTAATATGCCAGGAATTATCGTTAATCAAAATTGTCCCCTTTGTAATGCTGACGGCTACATGGTTGTGCCTATTGCAACATGGAAGAATTTCATTGAATGGTCGCAAGACCAGAGTGAAAGCACAAGAACTGTTCCAGAAGCTTTTCCACCATTTATGAAAAGACTTCATAGTTTTGTTGGAGGGGTAGTGGGAGTTGATAATTATTGGGTCATGTGCCCCACATGTGGTGGAAATAAAACAGTTAAAAAAGAAATATCTTTTGAAGAATTGAAAGAGCTTCTTAAATAAATGTCAACTAACAACTTTTTCAAATCTGATTTGTTTGGCTTACACAACATCATTCAAGCTTCGATGTTGGTGTATCCAAAAGAAATCATTATAGCTACTTTAAGAGATTACTTCTCTAAAGATAGTTATTACCATTATTCTAAAGACCAATGGGGATTTGCAAATACAACAGATCATACAGATCTACCACCGGGAGCTGATTTACCTTATGGACCTGGAGCTCATCCAGAATTAAGCAATGTTCATCCTTTAAGTACGAGACTGTTTATTGGAGAGAACTATAGATATGATGGAATTTATTATCCAGCCATTTTAGTCAAAAGTGGCGGTGGAAAATATGTTCCTATTTCTATTAATAGAGAACAAGGCGGAATTCAATATGAAGACATCGTTTTCGAAGATGGTTATGGCAACCAAAGCGTAGTATCCAGACCAAAGGCATTTATTACTGCCGGTGCTTGGGAGGGCTCCCTTAATATTGATATTATGACCAGAAGTTTAAGATCAAGAGATGATTTAGTAGAACAAGTAGCTATGTGTTTTACTGAGGTTACTTTTGATACATTGTATGATGTAGGTTTGATCGTTAAACCACTATCATATGGTTCAGCCACTGAATCAGATGATAGAAACGATAAGTTATTTAGGCAAACTATCACATTAGATATAAGAACGGAATGGCGAAGAGAGATACCGGTTGGCAACATGATAGATACCATCCTTTTCACCATGACTTTTGAGAATTTAGCTAAGCCTGCCGCTCCAATTCCCGCTAATTTATCTATTGTTACGGAAACTAGCTTGCTAGATATGCTACTAAACTCGTAAATTAGTGAGATGTGGGTGTCTAAATTCGAAAAGTTTAAATACCGCAGCAAGATAACAAAATGTGCTAATATATCCGACCTAATAGGAATATTATTACATTTTAATGATACAATCTACAAAACTGAGTGATAAGGATTCAATATGGCTAACATACCAGGCGCAACAAATGTCCTACCAGGAGTTTTTACTGACGTAATTACTCAATCACGTGGAGTATCGATCCCTGGAGGTTCCCGTATAGCCGCGATGATAGGCGAAGGTTCAACCGATGAAACTCTCGTTGCTCAAGCTAACGGTGGTGGAAATGACGGTTTGGATCCAACTTATTCATCCACGACAGGCGCAGACGGTAGACACTTCCAAATGTCGAACTTCCCGCTAATTTCAAATAGAACCACTTTATTTAAGAACGGCATACCACTTACTGGTCTAGAATCCTTAATTGATACTAATCCGTTCAGCAACAAATACGATTATAGAGTCGACATTAGCACCGGTAAGATTGAGTTACAGCGCGCCCACATCGTAGATCAGGGTGGATCATTCTATGTTCCCCTATCTACCAACGTCGGTGATGGTTACCTATCATCTCTTACTTTGGTTGATGCCAATGCACCACCAGAGAACTGGTCTATCAGGTGCGTTTCTGTTCAAAGAAACGTTATGAATCAGCCAATTGGTGGCACCGCTAAATTCTTAGCCTTCGGTTCTCAGTCCGGAGCCCTAATAGATGCTAACGGTAACCCAATCATTTGGACCGCTAACGGTAATATTGTATCCAACGGAGTATTAAGCTTTGCTATCAATGAGACTCAATTTATGTCCATGTCTGTCTCTCCATTCAGAGAGGGAGACGCCTTCATCATTATCGTAGATAGCGGTGTTTTGGTTAGAAGCGATTCTTTGACTGTCAATTCAATTCCAGTTGCTAATCTAAATGATCCTGTTCTAGTACAAGGTATGGGTGATGTTACTACTAGACACGGTTTCCCAAGCGTATCTAACAATCTTGCTTTGGGTTGTCAATTAGCCTTCTCTAACTCTGCTCCAGCCCTTATTACGGTACAAGCTGCCCCTCCAATGCCAAGAAGGAAGTCCTTCATTTTGGCTAGCTCGGTCAACTCTTTATCTACAAATGATGACGATTTCATTTTCCCATTGCCAGTAGGTGTTACTCCAGATTTTAACTCCACCATCCATTTCTTTGTGAAGAATAACTCTACCAACGTAGAGACCCAAATTCTTCCAAACAAATTGGATTACTATACTCTTGATACGGCTGGTCATCCAACCACCAATCAATTCATCACCGATAATACACCAGCCCCTGGTGGATTCTCCTACTTCTACACTGTTAAACAAAGCTTCGAAGCTTTGAATACTGGTGAAGACGGTTACATCGGTAGAGACTTAGCTTTCACTCACAAGGGTGTATTTAGCTCCTCTGTGGTGTTTGACTCCACCTACGTGGGTAAGTCTCTTAAGATTATCGATGCTTTGAATGTGGCTAACATTGGAAACTACTCCATTGATAACGTACTTGGTGGAAAACTATACGTTACCCATGAGACCTTCCCAGATTTCACCACAGAATCTCCAGTTACTTTCCAAGTAATTGATCCGGCTACTAACTTACCAGTAGTTAACGGCGAAGCTACAGATGGTTATTTGGTTGCTTTGATTGCAACTGAAACCGCTACTTTCGGAAGCGATTCCGTAACTGGTGTAGACTTCAGCGCCATTCCTTCTCTTCTAAACAAGAGATTGAAGATCAATGGATCTACTTTCAACAATGGCTTGTATGATATCATCAGCGGACCAGTGGCTAACGTCATTACCATCCAGAAGACTGTTGTTAATGAAAGCGCCATGAGATATGAGGTTCTAGATCTTCTAGATGAGAGCAACTATGTTGTTATCAACCACAACGTAGTTCCAAACGGTTATGGATTAAGAGTTACTCTAATTGATACCAAGGAAGCATCTTTCTATGATGCTGGTTGGTTGAATGCTATAGAAGCACTAACAACAATCGAATGTGATATCGTAGTTCCGCTACCAAAACAAACTATCTCTATCATCTTCCAGAATGTGTTAAGTCACTGTAAGAGCATGAGTAACATCCGTAATAAGAAAGAAAGAGTGATGTTTGCAGGAGCTATCAGCGGATTGAAGCCAGAAAATCTAACGGGTGCTAAGCCAGCCGCTGTAGAAGACATCGGAGTTCTTGAGGGAATTCAGGGTGAGACGATTACAGACGTATTGGCAGGCAACGTAGAAGACTTGGCAAACTACTCTGTACCAGATGCCTTCGGCAACACCTTTAGATGTGTATACTTCTATCCTGACCAGATTGTGGTTCAGGCTGGACCTGAAAATGTCTTGATCGATGGATTCTACCTTGCTGCTGCCGCAGCCGGTTATGAGTCCGCTGATATTAGAATTGAAAACCCACTTACCAACAAAGTTTTGAGCGGATTCACTATCCTAAGAAATAAGCAATTCTCTACCTTGACTTTAGAGCAGTTGGCTAACGCTGGTGTAACTACCTTGCAACCAGTTGCAGGTGGTGGAAGAGTGGTTTGGGGTCTAACTACATCTCAAAGCGGCTTCGTAGAGGAGCGCGAGATTTCTATCGTCTTCATCAGAGATAGAGTGGCTAAGACCTTGAGAGCAGGTTTCGCAGGATTCATCGGTATTCCAGAGTCACCAGATATTGGTTCCATCTTGAATACGCGTGCAGTTATCTTGTTGAACTCCTTAGTGTCTCAAGGATTAATCACCAACTACAAAGACTTGTCAGTGAAGAGGGACGATGCGGATCCAACTCAGTGGAATATCACAGTTAGAGTTCAACCAACTTACCCAGTCAACTTCATTTACATCAAGGTAAGTCTTGGTCAACTATAATTAGGGAGATAATTAAATGGCTACAGCAGCAAATACTCAGTCCACATTATCGCTACCAAATGGCGTTAATAAGACCAGTACAGCTATCTCGACTAATATCATCATTCTGGTAAACGATACCCCTGTTGGTGCCGTACAATCTCTTGCTATCAACGAGAAGAGACCAATCAAAATGATTGATGAAGTCGGAACTGACGGTCACGTGGACTCTGTTCCAAATCAATCAACAAGCGTTACTGGAACCTGTCAAAGAATTAGGTTCGATAGGCTAAGAGTTGCCGAAGCTTTCGGAAGAGGCTTCATTCATGCAGCATCTCAAGTTTACCCTTTCGATATCGTCGTTCTAGATAAACAAAAGAGAGATCAAGGTTCTCAAATTTCCACCGTTATTAAAAACGTCTGGATTTCTGGCATCAGCTATACTTACCAAACCAGCGATTGGGTAATTACCGATAACATGGAGTGGGAAGCTGAGACAATCTTCAGCGTATTGAACGGTGGCTCCTCACCAATTCCTGGCGGCGTACCTGTCGCAGTGGGTGGCGAAAGAGGCATCAAGCACATGGGTGCTGGTCCTAATGGAATTGTTAGTATCACAAGCGGTGATGGTATCGTTAACATCGAGCAATTGGTGGATACCGGATCTAGCGGTAGAAGAGGCTCCTTGGATGCTGCTGGTCTTATCGACATCGGCTCCGCTGGCGACTTATTCTAATCAATATCAATTAGTCTAACCTCCCTAATAGACGAATAATAAGCTTCAATTGATATATAATCAATTGAAGCTTATTTGTTTTATGGAGTTAAACATGCCTAGTTTTGATAGTCCTATTGGTAAGAAAAATTTTGCGGGTCCTAATTTGAAAACGTTTGATGTTCCAGATGACAGTGGGTATAACGAACCTTCTCATCAAGAACCCGTTGTCCGCAGACGACAAATGCCGAACGTTAATGTTGATGCAATTAGAGATTTTCAAGCTCAAATGCAACAACAAGAAATGCCTTCTTACGACAGAGATCCTGCCGATGTCGAAAAAGAAATTCGTCAAGCTAAAGCTGATCGTAAAGCGGGTCGTGAAAGGCTCAATGATGGTGCTAAGAGAAGATTAGAAATGCTCTTAGGTATGACTCGTAGTACTCGTGAAGTCGATATTATGGGACACAAATTTGTATTTCAAACAATCCCTTCTAAAGAAATGAGAGAGGCTATTATGGAAGCCGCGATGTTCGATGGTACCGTACAATCTCCATTTGAAATTAGAAGACAATTACTTTCTCGTTCTCTAGTCGTAATTGCTGGGGTAGATGCTGCACAATTTGTCGGTTCTAATGATCTAAATGCTAAGCTGGCATTAATTGATGAATTAGATGAATCATTATTAAATAGATTATACGATGAATATTTAACTTTAGCCAGGGATGCAGAACAAAAATATGCTGTCAAATCAGTGGAGGAAGTTAAAGGGATAGTTGAAGACTTAAAAAAATAATATTTGAACCGGAACATCGTTTCGCGTGGTATTTATGTAAAGAGATATTTAAGACCACACCCGATGATCCTCGTATAACTGATATGGACCCGGTTCAAAAATTCTGGATGTATGAGAATTGGCTAGCAGATCAAAATGATGATGCCGAACTAGCTAAAAATCACGCATATTTAGTAGCTTCCTTCTGGAATCCAGAAGCTGTTAAACAGATTTTGGGAGATGGCAATGTACACGAGTCAACCGATGCAGAATTTGAAGAATCCTCTGAGTTGGTTAAAAACTTGCCCAAACTAAACCTTGATTATACGAACGCTAGTAAAAGTCACAGAAGAAGAGACAAAACTCTAAAAGGATAATAAATGGCTGATCCAGTTGATCCGGTTCCACCAGGAACCGCTGAAGAAATTACTAAGGTTGGAGAGGCTTCTCAAAAAGCTGCCGACGATATTGCTAATATGTCCAATATGGTCATTTCTTCTAGAGCTAGCTTTACTGGCATGGGCACCGCCATGAACGGTGTCAGCAATATGTTTTCCCAATTGAGTAGCTCTATGAGGGGATTTGGCATTTCTCTAAATGAAATAAAATCTCTCACTTCCCAGCAAAGAGAACAATTTACTTTAGTCTCGGCGGCTGTCATTGGCGCCAGAGAATCATTCACTGGGTTAGCTAACGTAGATACTACTGGACTTAGTACATTTAGTGGTCAATTGGGCGAATTGATGACCACCTTAAAAAATGAAAGTCCTATTACTTCTAAGGTGGCAGAAGGATTAGCTGATTTAGCTAAGAAGGCTGGAGCTTCTGATTCCGCTATTGCACAAGCAGGAGCGAAAGGTGTAGCTGGCTTAACAGCTTTGGCACAGTCGATGATTACTGCTGCAGATAATGGTTTGAGATTACAAAATGCTGTTATTCAAATGGCAGGATCCACAGGTGGATTAAAAGAGGTTTTTGATTTAGCCGGTGGTGGCTTAGAAAACATGAATGCTTTATTGGCTAAGCATCAACAAGTGATTAGTGATGCTGGTGCAGCTACCGGAGTTCCTACTGCTCAAATAGAAAAGTACTATGCACAACTTGGTTCAGTTCCTAAAGCTCTTAGTTCTTTGGTTAAAGGAAGCGGAGATGCTGATACCAGAGTGAATATGTTGGCAGCCACCATGAAAGTTGCTACAGGCACAGGCAGAAACTATACTGAAGTTGTAGATGATATGAAGACTGCTTTCAAAAATTACGGTGTTGTAGGAGAGGATGCCCTTAAGTTCAGCGCTCAAATGAGTGAAGTATCCAACAACTTAGGTGTTGAAATGGATACTGTTAGAAAAGCTTTGATAGGCACTGCAGATACTTTTAAGATGTTCGCCGGCACCCAAAAAGAAGCTTCTAGAATGTCTAGTGAGTTTGCTCAGGTTATGAATACTTATGCTGGAGCTTTAGAGAGAACTGGGCTGAGTGGCACACAAGCTGTTGAAGTAGTTAAAGGAATGACCGGACAATTATCTCAATTAAGTATTGCACAAAAAGCTTTCTTATCAGCTCAAACAGGCGGTCCTGGTGGACTAATGGGATCTTTTCAAATCGATAAAATGATGAGAGAAGGTAAAATTAGTGAGGTATTTGAGAAAGTTAGAAAGCAGATGTCTCAACAGTTTGGAAAGATTGTTACACTAGACGAAGCTTCTCAAAGTCAAGGTGCTGCTGCTCAAATGACCAAGCAGATGATGATTTTAAGACAGGGACCTCTTGGACAATTTGCTAAAACAGATGTCGAGGCTCAGAGAATTCTAGAGGGATTCAAAGAGATGGAAAAGGGCGGATCTGGAGCTGCTCAGAAATTATCTGACAATGTAGTTCAAGAAAGTATGGATAAGGGAACCGCTATCCAAGAGAAGTCTTATACTGTTTTAACAGAAATTAATCAAGGAATTGCTGCTCTTCGTGGAAATGCGAATATTGGCGCTTTGGGCATGATGCAAAAAAGTTTTGCAGCCGGATCTGGAACCGGTGAATTTGGTGCTGAAAATAATGTAGCAACCCGTTTACGTGGTACTATGGCTGGCGCCACCAATATGCGGGCTGATAAAATTAGAGATTCTTTATCTACAGATACTGCTAATAAAAAATTAGTAGATACATCTGGAAGAAGCGCCGCTGCCGCCATTAGTAGTTTTGAAAAGACCTTATCGCCTGACGCTATGAAGGATGCTATTAAGCAACCTCTAGAAGTTTTGAAAAAAGCCTTTTCTGCTACTGGCACTGATTATGGTGAAGAAGGTATCCAAAAAGCTAAAGATGATCTAAAGGCGAAGATAGAGAAACTAAAATCTGATGCTCAAAGCATGCCAACTAATCAAAGAGGCGGTGCCATGACAGATATAGCCAAAGGAGAAGATGCCTTGAAGAAAATTGATGCTTATCAAGCAGCCATTGCGGCTGGTAAGCCAGCATCAGATAGAAATGTAAGACCACCTGGCGCTCAAGTAGGCGCTGCGGCTGGTAGAGCCGCTGCCGCTAAGCCAGCAACTCCTGGCGGGGGTCCGCAGCCAGGTACAGTAGGAGCCGCATCTCCTCCTGGTGGTAAACATGATATTATGGTTCATGTTACGGGATATTGTCTAAAGTGTAAGCAAACAATTGAGGGCGGCGAGCAATCTGAAACCGTCAACACAGCAAGTGGTAAAATCTAACTAAGGAACTAAAATGGGTTTTGATGATCTACTAAATGGCGTTAATGATGCTGTTGATTTTTTGAACGGGGAAGTTAATGGAAGCTCTACTGATTCTTTTAAATCAGATGGATTTTTACTTCCAGCTACTTTTAGTGCTGATGGTAATGGATTGCCTTACAACAAAGTTCCCACTTATAGAGATGGAACTTTAAGAAGAAATATTATTACTTGGTTTGTGCCGGAGTTTGGTATTGTTAGAATGTATGTTAATCCGGCTTCTATTAGTTATAACCACAAAAAGCTAATTACTAAAGATAGAACTAAGGGCGGCTATACTTTGCAATACTGGGGAGAAGATTTAAGTACACTTAACATCTCTGGAACAACTGGCGCTTCTGGAGTTGAAGGCATCAACGTTCTATATGAAATTTATAGAGCAGAACAATATGCTTTTGATGCAGTTGGTTTATCTTTAGCTGCCAACAATGCGGCTAGTACTAATATTTTAAGCAGCTTATTAGGATCAGCCGGAAGCGTTGGCGATTTATTAGGGGATGCTGCTGGTGCAGTAGGATCTTTATTAGGAATGGATTCTCCTAATACTTCATTGGTGGCTAATAGTATTAACTCATTAGCTCAATTGGCATTTACAGTTGAAATGTATTATAATGGTTGGGTTTACAGAGGATTTTTTGAGAACATGACCATCAATGAGAGAGCTGACAATTTCTTGATGGAATATCAAATGACCTTCACCGTAACGCAGAGAAGAGGATATAGAATGAATTACTTCCCTTGGTCCAAGAGCGCATCCAATGGTCCAAGCCAATACACGTCTCCTTACTCTTTCTCTGGAAGTACATCAATAGGTTAATTTATGGGTTTCTTAGGTGATCTTGCTGACCAAATATCTTCTCAATTTTATTTAGGAGAAAATACTAACCGATCTTTAGATTCGGTTATTTTAGGTCAAAACGTTAAGTATGGTGCTTTAGGCGATTTCGCTAGCCAATTTGATCAATCGTCTGAAAGAAGATACGTCGAAGAAGGTTACCTAAGAAGAGATCCATATAATGCTGATCCAAAACAGTTTGAAGTTTTGATGCAGGAGCCCAGCGCTACTGTATTTATCAAGAAGAGAATGTTCTCCTCTATTGCAGAAAACTTTAGACCTGATTACATGGATGCAGACGAAAAGCTTTATTACAAAGCTATCAAAGTATTATTTGATAACAAATGTAATCAAATAAGTGCTTTAGAAAAACTATCTAAAATACAAGCTGTTACTGCTAGTTCCGGTTCTATTACAGATCAACTATTACCAATCATTATTACTTTAGGTGATACCATTACCCAAGGTTTAAATACAGGTAGTAGTTTTTTAGGATTTAGTACGTCATTCGGTGGTAGTAGCGACTCTTCAAAACTAGTCAACGTAATGGACCAGTTGAGAAAACTTTATTCTTTTAACACGTCTGCCCTCTCTACAACCTGGTTAAAAGATAGTAGTAATCTTTTCCAATCACAATTTGGTCAGGGCACAGGTGTTATTGAAATAACTAATTTTACGAATTTAAGCACCAACGTTTCTGTAGATGGAATTAAGAATCCAGGCTCATTCAGCATAACCATTTCTGATCCATATGAGTCAATGTTAATAACTGATTGGGATATTGAAAAGGCTATCTCTGATGCTACCAATATGTTTAAGAACAGCAGTTTTTTCCAATTGATTGGCGAGGGCGGTTCTGATCAGGTTATTGGAGATAAGCAGGTTAGATTAGATCAAATTAGAGCCGCTAGAGGTGCTAGCCCTATTACTTTGAAAATTAATCCATACACTTTGCTCGGAAGACGTGTAACTGCTATTTTTGATAGGATTGGTACTGAGCTAATTTTTGATTATGACTCGAGCGGCGGCACTGGTTTCCCAGGTTTGGGAGGCATTGTGGGTGGAGCCGTCTCCGTCTCAGATGAATATCTTAAAGGTGGAGAAATTGCTGGCGAAGATGGTTTGGATACAGAAGATAGCGATATCGGAATAGGTGATACTGGTATTAGACAACTAGTTCCTGATAATGAGTTATCTGTTTTCCAGGAACTAGTCACAGCTATCTATACAAAAATTCAGTTAGAGGGTAATTCCCAGAATGCATTTCAGGTAACTAACAAAGCCACTAACTATGCCAGAAGAAAAATGAGATTCAATTTCTCTGGTAAACTAATTATTCAACCAATGGATATCGTACATATTTATATGAGATCCAAAAGCGTATGGGATAATAAGTTGCTAGGCGGTTTACAACAAACTTTTAATGGGTTTGGATTTTTGCAAACTATCAATTCATTAGTAACTGATATTCAAAATATCGGAGCTTTATTAGATCCATCCGCTAGCATGAATGTGCAAGCAGAAAAGTCTGCTTACGTAGGTTCCAGCTTCCCGGATTTTTTGTGGATGATGTTGCGCTCGCAATTTGTTAGTGAAAATGAGGGTACACATGTATTTGCGGGCATAGTAGATAGAGCTAATGATAGTTGGGCTGATGGCAAATTTACTATCTCTGTTGATGGAAAAGATAATATAGCTTATTTCGAACAAGGCAAAGTTAATTTCAAGCCTGGCGTAGATTCTTTTAATGGAGCTATCTTCGATCCACTTACTCCATATAAAACAAATTTTGACACTATTAGCAGCACTGCTAAGGCTGACACGCCAGTGTTCTTAGATGAAAACGTTGCTGTCCTAGGAACCTCTATTGATAAAAAGGGAATGCTTAAAGCTAAGAGCGGTCCCGATGCAGGCAAGAAACTAACCAGCGACCATTTCTTGGGAGATGTTGTCGTTGATGTTAACACAGGATTACAAAGCAGAACGCTTTATGCTCCTGATGGTTTAGTATATAGGTGGAAAGAGGGTATTGGAGTTTTCGTACAATACGGAAGCTCTCTTGATTTGAATGGTGCCAATCAAGTTGGCAATCCTGCTCTTTATCAAGAGCCTTTTGCTGGTCAAGATGTAATGAATGTTATTTCTTTATTGATTACCGGGCAGCCTTATAATTATTCTAATTATTGGAGAGCCGCCAACAGTCTGTATGGATTTGGTCGTGATCCACAAAGCCAGCAGGATGCCGCACACTCCTATATTCAGTCGTTACAAAATGAGTTGGTTAAAAACAACACGTTGTGGGGCAATTTTATTCCTTTCAAGAACTTGGTTATTGATGAACAAAGCTTTGCTCTTGCACAGCAGTCTCAATTTAGGATAGCACAACGTAATCAAGATCTAGATGCAAAAATTCAAAAACTTCAAACACTAAATGAGGCTGCTTCTATCGAGGGAGCTGCTAGTGTATTTGGTGTTCCTCAAATTTACAGCTCTAAATTTGACGCCATTAAAGCGGAACTACAAAATCTTCAAACTTCTATTCAATCAACGGTTGATCAAGTTGCTAAAGAAGATGAAGCCTTCAATGCTGCCGCTGCTACTGCTGGTGCCGATGCCACTTATGATTATTCTGATTTCGTAGATTCTAGCAAATTTTCAACCTCTCCTTCTAATCCAAATATCAGAAGAGAATTAAGAAGACAGGTTAATTACCTAAGTAGAAGACTATCTTATAATGTGCGCGCTAATGAAGACAAAAATCTATTCATTGTAGATGATACCTACGATAAAGATTATGACATTCTAGCGTATAATAAAGCTTTAACTGATAGTATCAAATTGTATAATAATGATTTTACATCTACTAGAGAAAAAATAATGAACACTGCCGACCTTCTTAATTTAGAAGTGTTTGCAGATACACAGGGTCATATTAGAGTTAGACCTCCTCAGTACAACAGAATGCCAAGCTCTGTTTTCTATCGTATGATGTATTTGAAACAAGCTTATGGAATTCAGGTCTTCCCGCAATTCTTGGATGATTTATTTTCTACGCAAATAGACAGTTTAAGAAAAAGAATCGAAGTACTAGAGGATCTGATTAGATTGGATTGTGCCATTGCTCTTGGAACCACTGCCGCTGGTAGCGGCGCCGACAGTGAGGCTGTTAGTTTTATTCTGTATGGTGGTGGAACATATAACTCTGGGGCTACCTTCGGCTTCTTATCAGATACCACTGGCGCCATTACTGATGTTAATCAGCTAATGCATACCGCCAATCCAGATGATGTGACCTCGCAACAAGTTGGTGTTCAGGCAGTTCAAACTTTTATTACTACAAACAATCTAGAGGGGCAAGCCACTTCAACTAAAACTGTTTTCGGAAATGCCTCTAGATATAATATCATTATTTCCAAATTAAAAGAGCAGGTAGCAGATGCTGGTGGATATGCCTCAAGCAATATTCCTTCTCTTGATGCTAATTCATATGTAGATCAATTGATTAGCAGAATTCAGACCAAATCTGGTGAAAAAATTTCTAAGAAAGATTATGTTGTTAGGCAAGCGGCTCTTGGCGCTGAAGTTAAAACAGCTACCAACGAAGTCATTGATATTTTCAAAGTAACTACCGAATTACAAAACAAAATTCAGGAACGACAAAAAACTGTTAGAATGTTTTATTCTCTTCTTAAGAACGCCATTGAATATAGATATTTGGATACCAACAGTGTTGATGCTACCAATCAGCTTATAGCCCCTTCAGTATATGGAAACTCACATATTCCAGAAATATTTGAACATATGATTGAGGATGAAAGTTACGAAGATTATGGTGTTGGTTCTGGCACTAGATACATTATCAAGCGTGCTCAAGTTAAAAGTATTCAGATAGCTGAGAATGCGCCTGACTATACCTACATTGAAGTTCAAGGCACTTTCAATACGTTTGCTCCAAATGCAGTACCACAAGAACTTAATAGCTTCCCACTTGGTGGAAATGGTTTGGTTACCGCCGCCGCTGTTGATTATGATGCTTGGAGAAATTATGGTTTCAAAAATCAAGCCTCCATTAAGGTTCCATTTTTGAATGACCCTAACTCTCAGTGTGCCCCATATGCCAGCATGATTCTCAGTCGTGCTAGAAAGAATGTTTTAAGAGGATCAGTTACTATTACTGGCAATGAGTACATGCAACCAGGTGAAGTGGTCTATTTGCAAGATAGAGGTCTGTTATTTTATGTAACGGCTGTTAGGCATAATTTTGGTTTCGGAGGAAGCTTCACTACTACTTTAGATATCAGCTATGGTCATGCTCCTGGCGATTACATACCAACTACAATGGATGTTGTTGGAAAGATGTTGTACAATAATAGAGATACTGCCCAGTATACTATTCAAAGACAATCTAGTAGTGGTAATGAGAATACATTAGGCGTTATTCAGATGGATCAATCCACTTTTTCGCTTACTTCTGATAATACTGCGCAGAGTAGTTATGGTAATTTTAATCAAAAAACATTAAACAACATTCTATTCTCATCTGCTTATTTGGTGAATTCTAATAACACAGAAGGAAATAATGTAACCGCTAAAGTAGAATTAAGAGTGTATTTTGATAATAAGACTGCCATGAGTACTAATTTAAAAAGTTTTGCAGATTCAGCATTAAAAGTATTAACTGGAAAAGCAGATACGGGTACTGGTGGTGGAATTACTATGGGTACTAGTACGGGCTCTCAGTTTAAAAATAAAACACTACCAGAGGGTAGTGTAG